TCAACGACCATCTGACTGTCTGCGTAAATCAGCACATTGACCTTTCCCATCTGGTCAATGGCATCGATTCGTGTGATGATGTCCAGGACTATCATCTTTGCTTCACCTGACAGATAGGTTGTATCTGCCGTGTAGCATTCAATTAGCGATGTTTTTTTCATCTTCTCTGTGTTTTTAAATGTTTCCACGAATATACAATAACACGTTGATAACTTCCAAATAAATGCACAGAAAATTTCACACGTTGCTGCTAACGTGCTGAATATCAACCAAATAATTTTAACGACTAATTAACAGACAGCCACGTGTCATCATCATCTGACTGACTGCTGATGATGTGCAGATACATTTCTTCTGTGTTCACCAAGGTGTTGTGATACGCAGCCATTTCATCTTGAATAGCCTTGTTCCGTTCGCTGATTCTCCACAGAATGTAAGCTGATAATATTGCCCAAAAAACAAGGACCAACAACAGCACCATTGCAATGATCAGCAGGTTGATAATTGTCTGCATCACCTTACTTTGCCCTTTATTATTCGCAGATTGTCAACTTCGAAATCACCATTCCCATCAACACGAATGATGGCGAAACCATGATTCCATTTATTAACAGGCATGTATCCAGGATGAAGTTCACACAGACATCCTGTTGACCATGTTGTCACAACCTTGCCATCCAGATTGCTTTCTGAATGTTCTGATGTTTGATGGTTATGGCCACATATCACAGATGCCTTTGCTCTCATGTAGTAGCCACGTGCAGGATTCACAGGAGAAAAGACTGACCTTCCAAATTCATGACCATGCATGATGGACAGCTTGCCTGCTTTGATGACACGTTTGTCTTGAATCAATGTGCATCCAAGTTCACCAAATCGCAGCAGTTGGTCCATGGTGAAGTCTGCTGTTCCAATCAGTTCTGGTGCCTTGGTTCGCAAATACGCTTCATACCTTTCTTCATGGTTCCCAAGTTTGAAGTAAAACGGAACACCATCAAATTCCTTTCTGAATACTTTCAGCAATTGCCGTGTTGCTTCCAATTCTTCTGCGAATCCACGCTTCCTTGGATCACGTTCATAACGTGACAATGCATAGCAATCAACTGTGTCACCATTGAAGACAATGGCATTCACCTTTTCTTGCTTGCCATATTCAATTGCTTTGGTGATGGCATCAATGTTGTGGAATGGAACATGGATGTCAGACAGCAGCAGGATTCTTGTTGCTGACTTTGGAAGAACAAATGGTTCCCATTCTGATTCATCTGATTCTGGCAGACCAAATGGATTTGCAATTCCTAATGCTTTCGCTTGCTGTGCCTTCTCCGTTGTCATGTGTTCCTTGTTTTGTAGCCTTGCCCTATCTGCTGCACCTGTCTGTCCACGATAGTATCTGATTATTCTTCTCACATTTTCGACATCCAAAAATGCTGATTTGTTACGCTTGTATATCATCTTAGCCAATGATAATGATGGAAGATGTGACCAATGCTTCAGATATTCTTGGACGATTTCGCCCTTGATGGATTGCTTGTTCATCTGTGCTGTGCCATTATGCGTTCACGATAAAACTTTGGATCAATGTCACGAATCTGCATTGCCAATTCCATCCATTTCTTCTTGGCTTCTGTCCTTTCTTCCTTCGTGCTATCTGTTCCAAGGTTACATTGTATCAATGCATTCTGGTGCAGTAGTTCATCAATCTGATTCCGGACATCTGTGTCCGTGTGATAGTAATAGTTTGCGCTCATCTCTGCCATAGTTTGCGGCCAACAGTCACACCAACATAATGGTCACCATTGAACTTGTAGTTTGCTGTAAGATACAACTTTCGAATGTCTCCGTGTATGCCAATGCCAAACAATGGTTTCACATTTTCGATGAAATCAGTCTGCGCTTCGATGGATGCATGGATGCCAACACCATACATTGGTGCCTTATGGACATTAGATGTGTATGTGAATGCTGCTTCTTCAGTTATGTTTTGGTAATTGAACCAAGTTGCCTGCAAGCTGCCATCAGCCAATGTGATGGTTGTGTCATACTTGTTCACTTCTGTCAGCCATGCTTCAATGATTTGAACTGTGTCAACTTTGAGAACTTCACGTTCCTGGATGATGGTGTTGGTGATTGTATCCGTGACAGTTACACGTTCAACAAATCGAACCGTGTCTGTCTTCCATCGGTCAACGTATTCGGTCCGATAGATTGGTTTCTCAATTTCAACGGTTTCTGTGATAACCTTGGCACCTGTTCCACATCCTTTCCATGCAACAAGGATACCAAGAAGAAACGTGACCATGTACGGCCAAACAGTTCTGAACAGATGAATCAGCAAATGCCTGTCCATAGATTCACTTCATCTTCTCGTCTTCTTATCAATCCACGCAATACCTTGCCGCCACCTTTGGTCCATCGTCTAAATTCAAACGGAATGTTCTGATCATCCGGACAATGGTTCACCTTTCGCAGTAATGTCGATTTGCCGAAGTTGCCAATGCCTACATTGTACACGAATGATATCAATGCAGCCTTCTGATGTGCTTTCAACTTCACATCCAAGACAGCATTCACCTGCTTCTCCACCTTCTTGATATGATGCATCAGTTCTTCTTCTGCCTTTGATTCATCAATTGCATCATCATCCATTGACACCTTGGTGCCATCTGAATAGATTGTTGTGCCATAGCCTATTGTTGGCACATTAGCCGGACACAGATATGGTGCAGATTCGAATCCTTCAAACTTCTTAATCACTTCTGCTGCCTGCTTTGCTGCGCTTTTTCTTGTTGGTTTCTTTTCTTTTTCCATTGCAATTTCCATCTATGCATTCACATCTGATTGGTCTCCATGCACACCATTCACCTACATCTTGCACTTATTTTCCTTCAGTTCTCCACGCATTTCAACCAATGCCTTGGTGTTCTCTGATATGACATCGCTGAACTTCTCAACGTGTCGGTCATTGGCTTCTTGCCAATCCTTCCGTTCTTCACGATGGATGTCTGTCAACTTGTTCAGATAGTAAACTAACACAGCCAAGAAGATGCCTGCGATTCCGTACGATGCCAATGCTTCGATTATTGCGTCCATTAGAATACTAAATTACCTTGTTCGTCAATCTCTGGAATGATTCCCCATTTCGCTAACTCTGCTATCCATTCAGCTTTGTCTGTAAATTCATCAAATATCCAAATCGTTTCAAAAACTTGATTTGGCTCTACCCACCCATAGCTTGTCACTTCTGTTCGCTCGTTGTCAAAACAGATGTAATAGGTTCGTACTTCAGGAAATCTTATTTCGTTCATTGTCTTTTTTTAAGCTGCTCCTCCGTCTATTATTCCTCCCCATTTACTAATGAGACTTGTTCTTGCCGCCTCTGCTGCTCCTCCGCTTGTGTATTTGCTCGAACCAAAGTGTGCCGTTCCGCTAAATGACATTGCACCTTGTGCATCCCAAGCTATTAATAAAGCATCGTAATTAGCCGTAGACAGCCCTGATAAGTATAAGAAGTTTACTAAATTACTAACTTGGTTAATGTCCCATCCGCTTAAATCTTGGTCAAAAGAATTGGTTTGTTGCAGCATACTCCTCATGTTGTATATGGAGGACGTGTTCCACAAGCCAATGTTTTGATTGAATGCCCTTGCGTCCTCAAACATATACGATGCGTTTCCAAGTGATGAAGTATTCCAACCGCTTATATCGGCATTGAATGCATATGCGTTTACAAACATACTTGATGCGTTTGTAACACTACCCGTGTCCCAACCGCTTATATCGGCATTGAATGCATATGCGTTTTTAGCAAATGCGCTAAAATCTGTAACTGAACTCATGTCCCAATCACTCCAATTCGGATTCCCTATTTTACAAGACTCAAACTGAGAATTAAAGTTGGTTGTGGCGATAATTGGATTGTCTTCTGCTGTAACGAAAAGATTTAAACATCCCTGAAATGTTCGGCTTGTGGCAAACTCAAATATCCCCCAATTCTGTATATCCATTAACTTATACCTGTCTCCACTATTAGCAACCCTCCATCCGCTTAGTCTATC